CCGTTTTGGTTTTTTGCTTCTGCTCTTTGTAATACACCTTTAACAACTAACTTTCCGTTGTTTTCTTTCATCGCCTCATTTATTTGAGTTGGTGTAATACTAAATGGTATATAATCTACAATAACTTGTTTCATTTTAAATTTCCTACTTTGTTTGCCATCTTTACTAATCTTTCTGAAATCTTAGTTAGTGCCTTATGTGTGTTCTTCCAATAGTCTTGAGAATTCATATTTAATTCTGTTTTTAATTTAAGATTCATCTTTACGGTTTTGTCTAATTCGTTTAATGCGTCTCTGATTTCTCTCATTGACTTACCGATTTTTTGTTTTGGTGTTAAAGATTCGTCGTTTCTCCAATCGTGATAACGACCTTCGTTTAAACCTTCACCTATCCTTTCTTTCTCTTGTATTTCTCTTGCAAGTTGAACGATTGATTTTTGAGCTGCTAAAATAGTTTCGTAATGTTTATTGTATTTTGAGTTTGTCAATTCTTTGTCACCCATTTTAGCGATGTTCCAATATTGTTTTTGCATTTTATCAAAATCTCTTATGAATTTTTTTAATGCATTGACTTCTTGTTTAGTAGCTTCTTTTAAATTTTTACCTCGTTTGATAGTATTGATATGTTTTTTATTTACATATTGAGATTGAAGTTGGTCTATTTTCATATCCATAACTTCCATAAATGATTTCTTGTTTGTTCTCGCTGCATATAATACTCTACCGATATCATATTCTTCTGCTAAATCTTTTAATGCTTCTTTTGCAATTGATGGTGCACCTGATGGTCTATATATTTTTTCAAGTTCGAACATCATTTCACCATAACCTTCATTTACTTTTTTATATCCCACGACATCTGGTTTTGGGTGTCCACCTTGTGAACCACTAGCGAATGCTCTTGGTGTATCGTAATGACCTGTTCCGGTTCCGTCGATACCTGCTGTTGCGGTTGTAGAAACTTCATCAAGTTCTTTAACTACAAGGTTTCTAATATATTCTCTTATTTTAGCTAACTTTGCGCGATTGGACATTTTTGATTTCCTTAATTAATTCATAGTATCTCATCAATGCAACCACGTGCTTATCTTGCACGACTTTTCCTTTTGTAGCACTATCAGTATAATCGATAGCTTCTGAAAGTTTAATTCTTGTAATCTTATCATTGACTTTTGGTAGTAGTTTAGTCAGAGCTTTTTTGATTTTTACCACTTCATTGTCTATGAATTCTTTTAATGAATTTGTATTAGACACATTATTGATATACTCTTTCAATAAGTTCTTTTGATTTTCATTTAAAGATTTATATTTTGAATTAAACTTGTCAACCAATAACTGATAACTCAATAGTCTCAAATCTTTCCCTTGACTTTTAAATTCTTCTACTATTGTAGTAGATTTATTTTGTTTAGTAGAGTTTTGAGTAATATGTTCAGTTATAGTAATGACTGAGTCTGTTCTTTGGACTGGCCCAAAGTCTTCTTTACCTGTTTCAGTTCCAAATAGTTTGTAAACTGATGCCATAATTTTAAAATTAGGCAAACGAGTATTGAAAAACTCTGTTATATCGTAATTTTCTTTTATGGTTTTGATTAGATTATATTTTTCATTGTTTAATCTACGATTAGACAATTTTCTACGACTCTTCACTACCGCCTCGACTAATTGAGATGCGTGAGAATCATTTTTGTATTTTTTTTCTAACAAAATTGAATATAATTCGTATTCTTTACCCATTTCAGTTTTTTTGTTAAAGAATTCTTTAAAAATCTTAACTGATTTTGGGCTTTTAGTGTCATTTAGCACATCAACCGTTATTTGACGTGATAAAAGTTCATAAAGAATAGCGGTATTCTTTATCTTGTTATGTTTAACATTTAAAGACATTTGAGCTCCAACTATAATATGTGTTTTTTACTAATAATAAATATAAAACTTTCAAGAAATCGGTTATTATTCCTTACCTTTTTCCTCTTTATATTCATTATATTCTTTCTCTATTTCATCTACTTTTTTGGTCTCTTTAAGTATACTCTTTGACTTTTTACCCATTGTGTTTTTTAAGGCATCGAAGTGTGCTAATGCAAGTGGTCTTCTATTCTTGGTCTGTTTCCCTAATGGGTCACGACCTCTTGCTCCACTATCTTTGAATGGTTTATTCATTTCTGGTGGTCTTCCACCTTGTTGACCCTTTTCTCTTTCGTCTTCTTTCTCTTCATCATCAAATGGGTCAAATATAGAACCTGCTATGGTGTCAGGTGGTGTTTGAGTTTCATCTCCTCTGACTCCTACGGCTGCCATATCACTTGGTGTTCCAATTGCGTCTCCAGTTTCCATTGGGTCATTACCTTCCATTTCAATCTGTGAGTGTCTGAATTTCTGTTTTTGGTCTTCAATGATTTGATTTTCAATACTAACCTTTTCTTCTGATGAAAAGTTAAAAATATTATCATATATCCAATTTGTAGGTAAAATTTTATCTTGTATCATATCACGAGCTAAGTTTACTTTCTGTCCAAACAATTCAATCTTTTCTTGTTCATACATTGTTGAAGGACTTGCTAACTCTAATTCAAAGTTTACTAAGTCTTCGTCTGTATATCCTTGTGAATATAAGTGAACAACTGCAACTTTTGTTAATTCTGATACTATAATTCTTTGTAGTCTTTCTATGGTTCTGGCAAATCTTACATCTTCTGCTGCAAGTGTTGCTTTACCACCGACATTTTCATCAAACCCTAAGAATGCCTTTGGAACTCTTAGTGATGCTAATAATTTGTTTTTCAAATATTCAATGTCTTCCGTTGAATCATAATCAATACCACCCAATTCTTCTATGTTAGTTCCACTATCTCCACCTCGAACTGGCATAAAGAAGTCTTCTGTTAGGTTTTGTATATTATATTTAAGATTATATTCACCAGTATTCTCATCAAGGAAAGGTGTTTTTTTCATCTTGTTGATGATTCTTTGCATATAGTTATCAACTTCTGCTGGTGGTATATTTCCGATATCAATTTTGAATACTCGTTTGGAAGGTGCTCTCATAATTCTGTGAATTAACATAGCGTCTTCCATAAGTGTTAATTGTTTCCAAATCTTTCTTGTAGATTCAATCATAGATTTACCATAAGGTAAAAAGTTACTATCACTTGCTAATCTAAAATGTGCGACTTGGAAGTTTTCAAATTCTATTTTTTGTTTTGATTTTGAAGTTTGGCCGAAATACGGGTGCGCTCCTTCGATACTTTCTAAATAAAATTTAGTGTAGTAAGGATTTTCAGGGTCTTCTCCCTCGGAACGAACTACTTCATAAGGTGATAATGGAACTACATTTGTAATACCATACTTTTCACTTACATCTAAGTATAGATAAAAGTCTCCATACTTAACCATATTACGAACCCAAGGCCATAGATTAAACTCAATGTTCATAATGTCATAAAATAAATTATTCAATATATCTTTAATATTGTCATTATCTGATTTAATTTTTATCACATCACCATATTCGCCCTTCATAGTGGACTCATCTGAATATATATCTAATGCAGATGATATGATTGGGTCCGAATCCATTGTTTCGTAGTCTTTAAATAATGCTAATCTAGCTGCCATCACTTGATGAACGGTAGAATATCCTGTTCCTACTAAATCTAAGTTATTATGTAATTTAGTATATCTGTCAACTAAATGTGACTTGACTTGTTTTTGAACTTGGTCTGTATCGGCAATCTTTAATTTTTTACCACCGACATTTCTTACGATAACATTTGTAGAAAATAATCTTCTTAATCTTCCAAATAATGTAGTATCAGCCATTTTTTACCTCACTTTTTATAAGAGCCACTCCAATGACTCTTTTTCTTTTCCTGTTTCCCAATCCCAACTATCATTTCTATTAGCGTCGTCATTGGTATACACACCCTCAATATCTTGCATTCTACTGAGAGTTTTTTTTGTTAATTCAATTCCTTCAGTTCGTAACCTTAATGCAGTATCACGAACCCAAAGTCCAATAGCAAAAGACATTACAAGGTCATCATTGTATCCTCGCATTGCTTCTGCTCTATTATTTATGTAAACGAAAGTTTGTAATTCGT